AACAAAAGTAATTTTTAAAATTGAAAATAAAGATATTTTTAATAAAGCAGATATTAAAGGATTTTTAGAAAAAGGTATTGATAAAAATTTTAAATTTCTACAAGTAGACCAATGCATTACAGTGGGTTCAATTGCATTAAAAGTCAAAGAATTAGAACCATATAATATTTGTCTTATAAATAATACTGATTTGGAAGTTGAATTTGATATACCAGTCGAACTTCCCCCGTCTTTACCAGAAAATAAAGAAACTATAGTCAATCAACAAGAAATAAATTCTATAGATACTTGCGAACCCGATGACAATAGTGATTTGCAAACTCTTACAAGAGATGAATTACGAAAACAACGGTTAAAGTTTTATACGAATTTTAAAGTTTAAATGGAGCGTGCTCCTTTAAATCATATTTAATATTTTTTTTCAATTTAGCATTCATGTTTACTTCTCGTTTAAATATTTTAGTATGGAAGAACTGGGACATAAAATCTATAATTTCACCATATTTTATTAATGGCATAAAATTAAATGTATTACTGGGTACTTCCACACTTGGATCTGTTTTATAATCGTCTAATTGTTTATTAAGATTAACCGGTTTTGTTTTTGGAAGACTATCTCCTGGGAAACCTTTTATATAAGGTTCATAGTATATTGCTCTGTCGTCTTTTTCCCAATTAGCGTAACAACTTTTAGATTTAGAATATGGTGTTTTATGAGAAGATCTTTTATTGAAATAACTCAAATGGTCCATATCGGGGCAAGGTATTTCTAATATATCTGTTTTATAATTATGCATCTTAGCAATTTGTAAATATTCTTGGTACATCCATAATTCATCAAAATAATTAATAACATATATAGTATTTATTCCGTTCGAAATTGAATTCAATAATTTTATTCTACTTGATTGATTGGCCTTAGATAATTCACTGCCTTTAAAATTATATTCTCCATTTAGAGTAAAGTATTGATTTTTATCACAAATAGCAAAGATATCATCATTATCCCGTTCTAATTGTGAAATTAAATATTTCTTACCTGCACCAGGCACACCTCGTATAATTGTTACTGTTTTCGGCGGATGCTGTTTATAAATATGTGTAAATAAAGCCGCTAATAACAACATTGTTTCCATTAAGAATATACTACTCACAAATAACATCGCAGGATTACTCGTTAATTCAATAAGTTTAATAGAGTTTAACATTTATATAACATATATATACATAATTCTTTATAATATTTATAATATAAATAATATGTTATATTATAATAAAATGAGCGATGATAAATCTAAAGAAGTTGGTAAACAAATCGGAAAAGTTTTTTCCAAATTAATTAATGTTACAAGTGCCTATTGTAATTTTGCGGTTAATAGTATAACCTCGGCATATGAAGGTTTTACTGAGGAGGCAACAAAATCTACGTTATCTAAAAAAGACTCCCGTGAAGATATTAATGCCTGTGTAGAAAGTGAGTTAAAAAATGTTACAAAAAAAGACAGCGCCGAGTTATAGGATATTAAATTATTTAAATTTTATATATAATGAAAACCATTTTATATAGAATTAATAGGATGCTTATAGCGCAATATTTATTTATTTTAGGTAGTATGCTAATTTTAAAATTTAGAAACGATAATGATTTAGATACATATGATCCGCATGCTATATTATTTTTATATTATTTGGGAATAATGTTTTATAATTATAATCCTAAGACCATTAACCTTTTACACCATTGAACATTTAAACGTCGACTTACATATTAATATTTGTGTTATTTTAAATCAATCGTAATAACTAATAATTTTAGGTCTTGCGCACTTTTATTAGCTCGTCGTCTTGCCCTCGTCGTGTTTTCCAAGTTAAATTAATGGGTGTTTCTGCGGCACCGATACTCGCAATACACCCTCTTGACGCCCCTTTCATCATATCTTCTGTTCGGGCAATTATCCATTTACCATTAGTACGACGATATAAGTGATAATTATTTTTATTAGTAAACACCGCACCGTTATTAATGAAATAATTTTCATTCAACGTAAATATACCGGTTGCCTTTTTCCAACTACCATTATGACCCAATACTTCCATAGTTTCAATATCAATTTATCCTTTTTATATATACATTAACCATATATTAAATCAAATTTATACGGTTAAACAATAGACACTGTATCTTTGCCAAAAATTATATTTTTATATGTCATTAAAATTATATCTACGTCAAAATTATATTTTTTAATATCTTTTGTGGTATCTTTAAATTCCAACTCTAATTCAAATTTGGTAACACTATTAAGATTAAAATGACCCGAAGGTTGATATTCTAATGGAAATTCTGAAAACTTATAAATAATTATGTCGCGTAAATAATTATTAGCAAAGGACTCAAACTTATTGGCATTATATAAAAACACTGGCTCTACTATTTCGTCAAATATGTTACCATTTAACTTTACAGATAATCGTTTAATAATATATGGGTCTTTAAAATAATCTATATTATTTTTTGTTATTTCAGGTATTTCTTGCGGGTGGCGGTAGTACCAATAATTAACTAATTTACTCTTATCTGTCACATTGAAATGTTCGTGCATATTAAATGCGTTGTAGTCATATATAGAGTTATTCATCCATTGATTCCTCTCTTTAACGTCATCCCGTCTTGGAATTATATATATTTTATCTATTAAATCTTTGTTTTTAAGGGCAATTAATTTAGTTCCATGGCAACCGCCAAAAGAATATTTTTTAGGTATTGTAATTAAATTGGTCAGGGTATTTTTTGATAAAAGATTTCTTTCTGGTGCCTCCAAAAATATAATATGATTATAAAGTTTAATATCACAGTCTAAAAAACTTCTACTTTCTTTGACAAAGTCATATATACTTTTAGTAGATTTTTGTGAAAAACTCTGGTGTAAATAATATTCCTTGATCCCTCCTGTTGTAATCGAACGCGGATATCCAATTGTATATAATTCATGTAGTGAACGTAATTTTACGACTATTTTAATATTGGATTTTCTTAATAATACCATAGGTATAAAAAACTCTTTAATCCTATTAAAAAAAAATGGTAAAGGTATGTATAAAGTCTGTGCGTCTATAGACGGCAATTCAGAGTAATGCTTATTTAAAAGGTGATATTTGTCTGGTTCCGTTATATAATTTTTATTTGTACTTGAATATGGATATTCCCCATCACAAGATGGATTGTGGACGTCAGGTACATTTTTTGTTAGTTTATTATAAATATTTTTTGAATTGGTATTAAGATGGAGAGAATTATTTAAATGCAGGAATGGACTCTCTATTTTTTCAACCAATATATCATTTATAAAAATAGAACATTCTTCTATAATATTATTCCCTAAATTTTCTATCCACCGGAACTGATAATTAGTATCTGCGTATATTTCAGGTAGTTTAATATGAAAAACACTATAATAAAGTAAATCACCGTATTCAGAATTAATATTAAATATATATGTTTTAGCATCTTTGAATTGTTGACGACCATCGTTATATATTTCTGTTCGCTCTATCGAAAAATTAGTATGTTTTAGGTACACTCTTTTAAAAAAAGATATTTGAGGGTTGCCAATAAAAAAGTAATCTTCGTTTCCTACTGCCACTAATTGTAAAAGGGACCCTGTCATTAATAAATCTATTATAATATATATTTATTTAAATTAAAAAAATATATGTTTAGTGCGGAAGTTTAAACAGTAATCGGTGGTACCACGATTGGGGCAGATGTGAAATTAAAGAATTGTAATGCTAAAAGTCCACCAAGTAATTGAGCAATGATGTAGAAAGGAATATCAATCGCTGGTAGCGCTTTCTTGAAAAACATCATGACGGATACAGCTGGATTAAAGTGTCCTCCGCTAATAGCGCCGCCGAAATAAATAACTGCTAATAATGCTACAGCAATGGGAATTGGTTTACCCTGTGTTAAAATAACAGATAAAAAAATAAAGGTTCCAAGAAACTCAACTAAATACTTCATAATCTCCATATTATATATATATATACAATATTTTATTATTTTACTAAAAGTAACTATTTAAAATATATTAATTTGGCAGAACCGGCTGCTAATTCCAAAATATTATAATATCTGTTATAGACTAATAATTCGTAATCCTCCTTGTCTTTCAAATTTAATTTTAAATCAATATGAACTTTTTGGATATGACTAAAATTACACTGCCCTGAGGGTTTTGGTTTATCGGGAAAAAGTGAAAAATTAATGACATATATGGAATTATTATTACTCGAAGGATAATTTTTATAAAATTCCAATTCCTGGAAATAACTTTTATCTTTGAATTCGATTCTTTCTATATTATTAAACTTAACTTGCATTTCTTCAATAATATCTTTTTTAAAGTTATTATTAATTATAGGTATTGTATTTTCGGATACATCTAAACGTCTAAAATCCCATTGTTCTCGTAAAGTTAAAATATCCGCACTTCTAAAAGCCTCGTCATAGTGTAATACGATTGTTTTATTATGATTTGTATTATTATTACCACTTTTAAGATCAGGATATTTACCCCCCGATATGTCTTTTTCAGTGTTTTTTATATCTATTATAAAATCTTCTAAATATGTTAATAAATTATTTTGCGAAGTATCGTTTGTGAACTGATTTATAGTAGTTTTTAATAAATAATTTTGATATATATTATAATTAGGTTTTTCTATATCATCTAAATTAGTAAAATTGAAATGTTGATTGAATTTATCAGTACTAGATTTTTGTCTTATAGCAATTATTACATCACGCGTGCATCCTATAGTTTCATAATTATATTTTAATATTTTATCCACTGATGAGTAACCTTTTGCTGTTTTTATATTGTCTAAGTATGTTTTTCTATAAATTTCTATAAGAAATTTATTTTCATATGTAAAGTAGTTTATTAATTCTTTATTTTCTAAAAATATATAATTAGTTTTCAGTTCAGGATATAATTTAAAATTTTTAGCAACCAAACCGTTAGTTTCGTGTTCATTTTCAGCAAGTCTTCTCCACGGATCACGGTTTATATTTACTAATGTCGTTGGGAAAATGGGATGGGGGTTATCATTCCTAACTAACAGCAAATCATATATCGAATTTAATTCCACTTCAATTTCTAAATCCATATATTCTAAACAAACTATTGGAAATGGTATATCTGCAAACCAAACTGGTATTGGGATTGTCAGTTGAGTTTCTGATAAATATTTTTTACTAGAATTACTACTGTCTATATAATTTTGATTAGAAATATATGCAAACAAACCTTTCCTTTCTTTTTGAAGTAATAAAGTGTAATAAAAGTATAAGGCGTCAGAATCAAATTCTTGAATAGTTTGACCTCCAATTTTAAACTTGATATTATTTATAAGTTTAAATTGAATATCTTTGACCCATTTAATATTCGAATAACTTGAGGATATACCGTTAATTGTTGGTAATTTAACCTGAAGATATAATTCTTTAATTAAATCGCCATTTTTTGGAACCTTAACTTTATACTTACTTTTTGTGTTGAAATTTTCCCTTATATTGTTAACATTTTGTTTCAAATCGATAGTATATAAAATTTTGGCATAATTATTATATTGATAATACACTTTTTTAAAAAAACTATTTAATGGGGCACCCTTATTCAAGAAACTTCTATTACCTTTATAAGAATTTAGTTGTAATTGTCCTCCCGTCATAACTAAATATTAGAGATATAAAAATTTAAAAATTTAAATTTAAGCAGAGTATAATCTCAATGTATATTTTTAACAAAATGAATAATGAATTAATGTAGTGGATATAATACCTAATAAAAAACTGAAGTGGAATTTAAATTGCATCGATTTATATATACTTAACCAATTATTAATTTGTTCTTTTGTTTCAAGAACTTGTATCATATATTTAGACTTGGGATATAATATATAAAAAAAATAAGTGGTTATACTTGATATTACAACTGCTAAACATACGGCACTGCTTTTATTTTGCTTAAGTACAAATACATTTACTAAAATTACTGCTATGGATAACGTTATTCCAATAAGATACCCCATTATATATATGCGCCGGCGCTCGCTAATAATTTTTTTATAGGTTTCTTTCTGTTTTTGATCCAGAGAATTATTTAACTCTTTTTGGGAATTATTATATGGAAGAGTTATAGTAAAAAGTATTATTATTTTTGTAATAATAAATATCATAGCCAATAAACATATATTACTGCAAAACATTATATATTATAATTTTATATAATATTTTTATTACATTAGTCCAACACCTTCACTGTATTGTCTTTACGGTCGATGACAATACGTCCACCCACAAGAACCATCCGTATAATTATTCAGTTACCATATTTTAGCGACCCTGCTCCATTAACGTAATCGATAATATTGTAGTATTTCAAAAAGACGGAAACATTATATTTATAGGTTTCCTTTCCTTTAGTATCCTTTTCAGGATTTTTTAATTCTAAATCTAGGCATAGGTTATTTAAACTACTTAGATTTATGTTACCGTTTGGTTGCAATCGATTATTATCCAAACAAAAACTATATAATAGTATGTTACTATCTACAGCATTTTTCATTGTAAAATATTTTTCTAAATATCTGTAATAATCTGCGTCTCTGGGAGGTTCTCGTTCTTTAAAATCAATACTTAAGCCCAGACTCTTTATTGAATTACTGGAATTATAAAAATTGTAGTTATCTTTATTTAAAATAGGAATATTTGATGGGTCCCTATATTTCCAGGTGTCTGCAAACTTTCGTATACTATCTAGTTCAATCGTATCTTTATGAGATATTAAATAAGATTGGTCTATACTTTGCCAACCATAAATATTTTGCGCCAAATGACGTAATTCGGAATTATTATCTAAATTATCAATATTTAAATTTAATTCATTAGCGCCGTATTCAGATAAACCATTTTCAATTTTACTTTCATTAATTGCCATTATTGATAATAATTCGGCACCACCACTTTTTACAAAAAGAGGGTCCATTAAAGCACTGCATCCACCGCCATCTTTTACGATATCGATATTAACATGATTTTCCCTTATTGTAGTATTACGCCCTTCAAATTCAACTGATATAGTATTATTATTTAAATCAATTATTTCATTATTAGCATTCTTTAAAATAAGTTTATATAAATCACATCGATCATCCAATTCATTCCCAGGGTAGATAATTTTAATATCATCAATACTTGTTGAGAAAAATGCTTCACTATGTTGCGTAAATATAGGCATTGGGTTCAATAATTCTACCGTAGTTATATTAGTATTTTTATCGATTACTTTGATTTCCGCAACACCTGGGATATATTGTATTTTGCTCGCAATATTATTTTTAATTTTATTATCTATCTTAATATTTGCATATTCTAATAATGCAGCATTATAGTTATTATTTGTAATTAAAAATTTATGTTCATCTCTAAATTCTAATTTATCCCCCTTAATATCGAGATCGATATGGCAATTATCGAATGTAAAAAATGCTTGTTGAGTATTTATGGGATTAATTGAGGGTAATTTAGTTATAAAACCATTATATACTCTACTATCATTATTAAGGTTATAACCTTTATCTAAAATTTTAAAACCGGTAAGTTGTCGAGGAGGTTCGAGGAAATAATCAATTTTTTTAATAGTCAGATTATTATTATTTATAGTATATCCCACTAAAGGTACTTTAAAGTCGTTTATTTGGTAAATATCCATCGAAATATTTTGAATACTACCATTTTTTATATTGGTGGAATAATTAAAATCAGTATTAAATAAAGTTTCAGATGTGTTATTTTTATACCTTAATTCGGGACACTCTTTACTAAAACCATAACCTTTATTTATGATTATTATATTACTACTTGGTATATTACCTAAAATTAATTTATATTGGGTGTTTGCGTTGTGAAGGGGGTTGTAAACTATATGGGGGTATTGGTTAACATTTTTATCCCATATAATTTGGATTTTAGATATAGGTTTGTTATTTTTCCATAAAACCTGATTATTACCATCAATCTGACCGATTGAATTTATTTTAACATCATATTGTCCTAATATATTTAAATCGCGTAATTCATTATTAATTAATTGATAACTTATTAGGGTGCATATCAAACCATCTTCATAATTATATCCCAAATTTGAAAATTTAATATCATATTCAGTATTTGTGATTTTATTTAATTCTATGTTACCATTAAAACCGGAATTATTATCTATTACTTTACCTTGAAAGTCTCTTCCACCATTATCAATTATCCCTTCGAGTAAAGCATCCTGAAAATTATGGTCAATAGCGTCTTCCAAAATCATTGACATATTCGGATGTAATTTATCCCGTAATTGCAGGCGCCTGTCTCGCTGATTAGTATTTTTTAATATAAAGATTGGCGACTTTGAATAACCTTCCCAAATATAATCCGATAAATAATAGTTTTTATTAAATTCCATACTTGCTAAAAGGCCATTTATAATTTCGTAAGAAACATACTCATGTAAAGGGCGCTTATTGCCACCAAAATCATATTCTATATTCTCAATTGGTCTGCATTCATCGGTCTTCGTTATTTTAGTATGCAATGTATCTAATTTTACAGAGAATCCATTATTATTTGAAAGAGTGATATCGTCTATGTTATCAATATTATTAAATTCTATTTTTGATATACTTTTACCGAATTCTAAACCGTACATTTCAGGAGTAAAATTACCAAAAAGTAAAGTATTATTATAACATTTTATATCATTAAAATTAGGGTCAGAATTATCTACACCAATCAGTATACTTTTAAACTCTTTGATAGTAACTGTTGAAATTTCTTTTTCATTAAAAAAGAGAGTTAGTACGTCGAGTTCTTTTATATTACTCTGTTTAAAAGTTTTTTTTGCACCAATAGTAATATATTTATTTAATGTTGACCCACAATGTATTGATTTAATATCCAAAGTATTAAAATGATTAGTAACATCATATTTTAAATTATGCATTATCCGGACAGAAAGAACATCAATATTAGAGATAGTACCTAAATTTATTATAGTTGGTCCAAAAGTTGTATAAAATGTTAAAAATATCTCTCTGCTATATAAATCCATGGGAGCCTTATTAATGTCAACACTTATTCCTAAACATTTGTTATTAATGCTATTGTTAAACGTTAAAGCGGTTTTAGTAATCTGATATGTTTCACTAAAAACTAATTTATATTCCAAATCATATTTATTAATAGGTTTATAATCAATTTCCAATATAGGTTTTTTTGTATTTTTCATTTCATTTTTTATATTTTTACTTTTTAATGGATAAAATACAGGGACTATTTCATAATCAAATATATTTTCTTTTAATTTTAGTGATTTTGGAAAATGAATTTGTGAAATTATTTTCCCAACACATACTTCTGTGTGTTGGGATAAACCGCACCCAGGACTTATAATTTTAAATGCGTTACCAATCAATGATAGTGATGGTTCTACAATTTTATTGTAAGGATCATAAAACTTAATACTTAGATTAGGCGGAATGTCGCGGTTTGGAATAAACGTAATATCTTTTAAAGTCCCACCAACATATAGTTCACCTCGCTGTGTTACAATGCATTTATCTAATAAGGAACAATCACTGATTCTACCATTTTTAATCGAACCTTTGTAATTAATTTTTTTTAATATTTCTCCATCCTTAATAAAGATATTAGGCAGTGTTGTATACTTATTACCACCATTAGTAAGTGTTATATCGTCGCAATAAAGTTGTGATTCTACCTGTAATTCAGTATAGTCGTTGTATACGACGTCTTCCTTAATTTCTACGGATTGCACTATACCATTATTTAAACGTACATTAGAATGTATAATTCGATTATTAGAATCTATTATTCTCGGATTCTTAATATAATTTTCACCCCCATTTAAAATTAATAAATATTTCAATAACAAGTCGTATGCTATATCGTAGCGTACTCCTGATTTATTTGAGAGAGAAAGTTTTGGTTTAGACGTAAGAAAATCCAATCCCTTTAATTTTAATATATCACCTGATATATTAGTCAGGCGTCCGTCCTGAACAATACAATTAAAGGGATTTTTCGTTTTAATGAAGGATCCTAAATTTTTTATAAAATCGTTATTACCATCTCCATGATTTAAAGATTCCTTATGAGCCAATGCAGTAAAATAATTTTGAAGATTTTTAATATCTTGATTTTCATAGTCATTATTAGAAAAATTACTCCACTCATTTGTTTCACTTAAATCATCCCTTTTACTAACTATATATAGTGATTTTACTGGATGAAATTCATTAATATATAATTTTTGCTTACCAGTTATATTATTGAACGTTAGTTTTTTGTTAAATGTAAAAGTCTGACTCAAATTTTCTATTGCAAATTTTTTACGTTCGACATTATCTAAATATATATATTCTACTTCAAGATTAGGAACAAAGAAATTTTCAGGTAGATTTTTCGTAAAATTATAAATATTTTTATTAGGATCTGCTATACGTTTTTTATATGCCATTGTATCGGGAACATAATTAGACGGTATTACTTTATTCCAAAATTTATAAACTCTTACATAACCTTGTTTATCAGAAATATGTGGGATACCAACAGCTACTATATCCCCTGCGTTATTTAAGGAAACAGCATGACCAATAAGGTCATTAGTAATATAACTAGTCATATTATCGTTTGCGGTGGTTGTATTCCATGTCCCGTTTTCGTTTTGAAATACACTGACTCCGCCTGATAGATTTTTGGGTATGGGAAGACCAGACGAGTCAGTGTCTGGTATATTTTTAGAAGGATATCCAACCGCGAGTTTATCCCCTATCGCATTTAATGAAACGGACCAACCGAACTTATCGCCTGTAGTCGACACAATCGGTCCAAAAATTGCAGGGTGTCCAGTATTGGGATATGTATAAACTAAGGTTGCACCCCCACTTAAATTCCCGCTCTGAGTGGATATATTGACCCCTGTGGCTGATGTCGCTTCTGGAGCACCTACTGCTAATATATCTCCCTCATTATTCAATGAAACTGACCATCCAAACTTACCGTAATTTTCACCAGGTCCAAGCCACTTTACGTCGTCTAGACCTGTATCCGAGACGGGATTAAGAATAGTCCATTCGTTATTGGCGTACTGATATGTTGCTGCTTTACCAGATTGAGGTATTCCTATACCAATACGGTTTCCATCACCGTTCATTGAAACTGACCATCCGAAATTGGGGTGAGAAAAACCATATAGAACTGTATTTCGAATTGCGTTTCCTAACTGTGCCCATCCGCCTCCAGTTCCATTAAGTGAATATATGTTTATCCCACCAGAGTTAGCTTTATATGGCAGTAGTGACGCGAATTTTAAACCCGAAGCAACTTTGGTGCCTGCCCCTGCAATTGAAACATCCCACCCAGAGCGACCGTAATATTCACCTTGTTGCTGCCCACCAGTCATTTTAACCCAGTTATTATTTTCATAACCGTATATCAGTATTCCACCAGAATTAAGATTGGTATCAGTCATATAATTTGGCATGCCTATAACAACTTTATCCCCTGTTTTATCTAATTCTAATGAAAATCCTGCAAGACAATTATTTGTAGGACCCACTATTCGGTTCCCTTTCTTTGTCCATGATACTCCTGAAGACTGCCATATTTCAACCTTTCCCGTTAACGGAGTTCCAATTCCACCATATCGGGGGAAACCAACTGCCATAGTAAGACCATCACTTGACAGTGAAACTTCAGTTCCCGCGCCGTCACCAAAACCATCATGCGCCATCCCACCTAATACTTCTGCATTTTCAACCCACGCAGAAGATTCATATTTGTATACAAGTACTCTACCCTTACCATTATTAAAACCTGGCGCCCCAACAGCGAGCCGGGGAACACCATTATCCACACTGGCATTACTATTTAAAGAAACAGATGTTCCAAAGGCAGCGGAGGCGTCGGAGGCGCCCAAGTTTAAAGACTCGCCATACAGTATCCAAACATTATTGTACCATTTATATACCTTAACTTCGCCTCCCGTGAAATTAAGATTCCCACCACCACCTGCATACGGATAACCAATTGCTAGGAGTGTGCCGTCGTCACTCAATGAAATAGAGCTAACCGAATTTAATGAAGTCCCCACGTCCTGGGTATAAATAGGACCTCCTGTTTCTACCCATATTCCATCTACTAGTGAATACACGAGTACTATACCTGAAGAATCAGTGCCAGACCCTCCCCTTGAACGTACGGCTATAGCAACTTTGTCCCCTTGACTATTTAAGTCAACGCACCAACCTACTGCCCAAGAATTATCCACATTAGCGGGAGGAGGTAAGGTAACCGACGACATATCATTGTTTGCACCCCAAGTATATATATTTACTTTACCTGTAACGTCGTCCGTGCCAGGTATACCGACAGCTAATTTAGAACCGTTTTCATTAAATGATAACGACTGTCCGGCACACCCATTTACCAAGAGTCCAGTAAAATCACTTCCTGACATGTCCATAACCCATTCAAAATCTAATGGTGGAGTATATTCGTGTATTGTTACAAGACCCAGATGTTGACCAACGTCCGCCGCCCCAGATAGAGCGGTGGTTGCAGTTGCTCCTGGAACGCCTATAGCAAGGCGATACCCGTCATTATTTAATGAAACCGACTTACCTCTAAATTTTTCCACCGACGGGAGTTGACCCGATAAATCAATGGACTCCATTATTGTTGCCGACGTAGCCAAAGCAGACCACGAAGCGCCATCATATTTATATACAGATACACTGTTTGTAGAACTGTGACCAACCGCAAGTATATCGCCGGCATCATTTAGCGATACCGATAAATCATATTCTGAATGCGATGGTTCTCCAAAAAGTGATTTATCTATATCGGTAATAGCATTACCCAATAATGTCCAAATATATTTTTTATATTCATACACTTTTACAGAGGCATTGCAACCAGAGGCGTTTGTCGTAGCGATAACTCCTGGGATACCAACAGCAACTCGATCCCCCACCCCATTAGTGGATATTGAGTAACTATTAAGTTCGGGGTGGGTGCCCACTAAAGGTTCTAACTGGTCATCTTTTCCCATATGAACCCATAGCGGGAATGTTGTATCACTTGGTTGCTCATTAATATATGGGAACTCATTTAAAATCATTGATGTAGTTTGATAATTATAACGAGTATCATCTAATAAAAATAATCTCGAAGGTTTAATAGGACTATTTAATGTTATATCTGTTTGTTTAATAATTGTATAAAGTTCTTTTAAGGGTCGCAGTTTAATTTCTACAAAAACTTCTCGTAATTTATTAGATACTAACGGAATAAAGGATTTCTCTCGAAAAAAACAAAATAATAAAGGTATATTTAAAAGATACTCTTTAATTGAAGCATTATTATTATAATCTTTTTTTATATAAAACTTTGTACCACTCGCATCTCCTAAGGACGTAGATTGAGTAGAAGGATAAATATTGTTTTGATAAGGATTATAAAGTTCCGGCACATTCCCAATTAATTTATCAAAATTTGTAATTTTATCATTAGTTAACATTAAATCTCTATGAGCAATTAAAAAATCCCCGTCGATCTCCTCTATTAAGATGTCATCGTAATACAGGCGGGCATATTCAATAATGTTAGCACCTATATTTTTTATCCAGGAAAATTCACCTAAATGACCATCTTGTGAATAAATATGTGGTAATTTTAATTTAAGACTAATAAATTTTACAAGTTCAGCATTCCTTAATATTCTATACCTAAATACCGAACACTCCTCGTTTGACATATAATTAGTGTCTTCGTAATCTATTTGGTTCGATTGCTTGGCAAAATTGGTATGTTGTTTATAAACATATTTCCAAAAACATATTTTAGGATTTCCTGTTAATTGTACATCCGAGCGTCCTTTATATTTTAATTTAATTCGACCTCGTGTCATCTATCATATATAGTTTATAATAGTTTTAATTAAATTATTTGTTAATTAAAATTATATTAAATATGAAAAATATTTGGTGAAAATATTATGTGTTAAATAGATATCAACCTTTTGCACCTCATTGAATTTAAATAACCAAAATCTAGGAACACAGTAGATATTATGCACATGCAATACTATATCTATTGAATTAACGTGTGAATAATTTTCCTTTGGGAGGTTAAAATATTTAAAATAAGAATCTTGGTTTACTTTAGTAACAAAATGATTAAATTTTGGATTAATAAGTGTAATAGTAGTATTTGTATGTGGTCGAATAAGACATATTTCATTGTTATGAGTCATATATTTTTCAGTTTCCGCATCTAAATTTATGTAATTTTCTTTAATTGTCAAGGCAGTTTTTAATGAATATGTATCGATATTATATTTTAAAGTATTATCCTCTATAAATGTTATTACTAAAGGATTAAGATTCATATAAAGGTCATCCCCACTGATATTATCTAAATTTCGCTGAACAATCTCATATTTTTTGGTTTTATTACTATATTTATAGAAATGGAAACAAGTAATTATAACTATTAGTGCGAAAATAAGAATTATACTCGCTTTAAGTGCTATTATCTTCATTAATATAACAAATAAAATTATAATTTAAAGTTATCGCATTAATATAAATTATAAAATGACTGACACACAAACTGCATGCGTAAAATGGTTTAACCCCAAATCTGGATATGGTTTTATTACTGATATCGGAACTAATGATGATGTCTTTGTGCATCATTCCGAATTACAAACTTCGGAAAATGTATACAGATCTCTGACTACAGGCGAGTACATTGAATACATTGTTAAGATTGACGAAAGTGGTAAATCAACGGCAACTAATGTAACGGGCATTGGTGGTGGTCTCCTTCTCTGCGAGACAACTGCCATCAATATGGCCGAGCGACGCGATAGGAACTCCTCGCGTGGTACACAGCGCGGACGTGGCCCACAGAAAGAGGAACCCTCTCATATGTAAAATATAACAAGTATAAATTAAATAATAAAATAAAGATAGTTTTATTATTAAATTAAATGACAGATTTTTATGATAGTTGCGAGGGATTAAATTTATGGTTAAATTTAATTTTAACATTAATAATTAGCCCGTCTCTTCTTGTAATAAAGATTTTATGGGATAGATGTCGAAATCGTCGCACGGAAACTTTAATAATGAATAATAAACTTCATTTGGAAAAGTTATCCCGTAAATTACAATATTTTTATTGGCCAATTTATATCAGATTAATAAAAAATTATAACATTTGGGTTCGGTTTTTAGAATATATAGATAATGACACCGACGAAAACTCTGTAGAATCCGAAAGCGATGATGACGATAGTTTCTTAGAACATCGAAAATGTTTGTATATAAATAATCAACGAAAATGTGGAAACCCTATATATAAAAATTCTGATAAAAATATGTGCTTAAAACATATAATACTTACAAATAAAACTGCAATAAATAACAATTATGATGACAGTTTATACAAATATTTTAAAATACAATTATTAGAAAATTACAAAGAAATTAATAAATTAATCATAGATAATATTTATATTTCCGAACCCAATACTAGACTAGGTAAATTATTAATTTATTATATGAAATTTTCTATAGTTATGATAGGTCTTATTGAAACTAATAATAAAATAGACCTTGACCGATTTAATTTAAAATATCCTCAAAGATTACTACCAATGATAGAAAATAAATTATTTAAACTTCAAAAGGAGTACAATTTATTAATCTTGAATTTTTATTATAAGACTAAATAATAATCGGTGTTAAATATATAGATGGAAAATCAAGTCTGCCTAAATGATGATATTCAACAAAAATATGATTTTGTATTAGTAAATTTAAAGACAATTGCATCTATTGAAACAAATGATAAATTATACATAAAAGATAATAATTTATGTCTCCATTCATATTCGTCTACAAGAGCGATTAATAGATGGTGGAATAATTATAATCGATTGGATTGTAAAAAATTTATCAATGATTTATATACCGACTTATCTGCCGTAATTATTTCAATAAGATCTCCAAAACTTAATAACTGTAACCCTAATATGAAAAAGGGGAAACATAGGAGGAAGAGAAAAAGAACAATACTAAGAGAGACAATAAATATAAAACGCAGAAAGCATTTACTAACAGTCTGTAAAAAATCTAAAGAAGGTTTATTGCATCTAATGATGACATACAGTGGAGATGCAGATTTTAGCAATTTTATAAATACAATTCTTTCAATAATAGATAAAATGGATTAAGTTATGTCAATAATTTCAATAGGATTTAACGGTTCATTATTATCATCTGTATTTACTTTCATTAAATTAAATAAATGGTACATACCACTTATTACCCTCCCAAAAACAACCTGTTTTCCATCCAAACATGGACAACATCTTGTCGTAATTATAAATTTAGAATTATTTTTATTAGGCCCGTCATTTACCATTGAAAGTAAACCTGGGGTAGAATGTGTATATTCAAATGATTCGTCTATAAAATATTTACCATATAATGAAATAACTCCCGTACCATCATTATTTAAAATATCACCCCCTTCAATAAATTTATCATCAACTATTTTATAAAAATTAGTATTTTTATAGGTCTTGTTTTTAATACCATTGTATGCTAAATGTCTAAAATTTTTACACGTTATGGGTAAATCATCGTCAAATAACTGTACCTCTATATTGAAAATACTATTATTATGTTTTAAACTTATAGTGATATTGGGTTTATCATCTATTTTATTAGAAGTAAGTTTGTCGACCTCTTTTAATGTTTCCGTAACAGATATATTATTAATAGTGTCATTGGTAAATTTATAATAAAGAAGATAGATAAGATAAAATATTAAAGTAATAAGTATAGCGGTTATTATAATAAATAATTTCATATGTAATAAAAAAATAATATTTTTATGTTTTTTTTACATCAAGGTAAACAGAATGGGTGGTGATAAAATTGGTATTTGGTCATCATCGAAACAAATCATATCAATTAGAACAGGTTCCTTTATTCCTATATTATAATCAATATCTTTACTCAGAAAGGTGTAGAGTTTTTTTAATTTAATTTCTTTGTCCACTTGTTCTGAATATATTATAAAACTACCATGAACAAGCATATCAATTGTTTCTATTTCATATGTATCCTTTAAATATTCAACTAATTCTAAATTAGTGCGGATCATATTTTTTTTACCATTTATAATAAATCGGTCCCAAGTATTAAAATGCCGAGGTATAGTTTTAATTTTCATACCGAAATCAGCATTAAACATATTATTGTGAGTAACTTTTGGCGTAAAGGCTTTATAACGCGTATATTGATTAACACCAATATTGATATTGGTTTCTGAAAATGTGGTAATTCCTACTAAATATTTAATGATATCTAAGACTACAAAACCGGATATAATTGATGTAGTTGTGGAAAGTGCTGGGATAATTTTACCAGATAATAATTGTATAGTAACTTTATCACTTTGTTCAATATTATAACAGTTTGCACGAATATTTGAAAGTTGGGTCATTAAATTAAGATGAATTTCTATATCTTTGTCATAGTTTACCGCACTTGGAAGTAGTTTTTTTTTTAGTTTTATATTAGTTATTTCATTAACTAGTTCAGTTTTAATATTTGTTTTATTTAGAGTAAAAGACGTATTTTTAATAGTTTTATTCCCGCTGTCAATCAATGCTAATATACTTAAATAGTAATCCTTATTTAAGATATTTTTGGACAGTACTAAATTTGGTTTAAGTTTATTACCCACCCAAAAGTCGTCATCATTATGAGTTTTTAATAATTCGTCAATAACATTATAGTAATAATAATTATATATATGATTCCCTAATTTTATTAATGCTTTAAGATTTCTAGTATTAAAATAATTAATGAGATAATAAAGAGTGGTGTATCTTTCTACTTTATTAACATAATTATCTAGATTTTCAATTTCAGTTATCAATTCCATACGATTCGTTTTAAATTTAGTTAAATCCTTTAAACCATCATTGAATATTTTAGCAAATATATTTAAACTCCATTCGATACAATGATTTATATTATTGGGAAAATTACGAATTGTACACATTGGAATGTTTCGTTCGGGTGGATCAGTAATTTCGGAATAAGTTGCTGTTTTATTTGGTATAATAACCTGTACATTTCCCTTGACACCTAAAGTTCCAGATTCAAACAGAGGTTTTTTAAAGACAACACACCTATTATCCACATACTGGCGTGCTTCTATATTATCTAAAGCATTTATAATAATGTCTTTGTTTTCCCAAAAATTTCTATTAAATATTTTTTCATTATCACTTCCGACACGATGAATGTAACGGGTAGTATTCATATCAGGGCAATAAATACTCATTTTTTCTTTTACTATATCTGCTTTATTTTTACCTATGTTATTTGGTTGAAATAAGAACTGGCGTGTTAAATTAGAAAGTTCTATTGTATCCATATCAGTCATTACAAAACGAGATTTTTTTAATTGACAAAATCCTAACATCCCTAAATTTTTAGATATTTCACATCCCAAAGCACCACAACCTATCATAAATGTATTTATTTTTTTCATTTTCTTTACCACATCCCTATCTAAAAGACTACACAAGTCCTTATATTTATTAGCACTTTTATAAAAGGTTTTTCCGTATAATTTTCTAAAATTAAATATAATATCTTGATTTATAGGAGTATACCGGTGACTTGTTTTAATTACCTCTTGGGCTAAAATACCTCCTATGATTGTACCAATTGGATAAAAACGACAATCTTTTTTTCCCAAGAATTGTTTTGAATAAAATTTATCTTTACTTGTAAGTAAATACTGAGTATAATTACTATATAAATCATCATTTCTATTAAAACTATTATCAATATCAATATATTGATAGTCAATTCTTTCTATATTTTTTTTGAAAGCAAGATGTTTAATTTTTACTAATTTCTTAGTTTCGGTAAACAACACATTGGATTTATTTAAAAATTCTATTAAGTCTTTATTAATTTTAATTGCGGCAACGAGATTCTTTTTTACTCCATTTGGAAGTATCGTATAAGAATCTACAATGCCATCATATGTGGATGTTTTAGTAGATAGCGTGAAACTTTTTGAAATTGGTGTTTCATTAGAATCAAATAGCAACTCTATAAAATCTTCTTTAATTATACTTTTAGCAATGTGTTGTTTAAAACATATCTCGCCATTATTATCATAAATATCCCATTCACCGAAATTAGAAAACACATAACCTAGTAATTCATGATTGCATCCAAATATAAAAGGTTTTTTATATTTTATACACAACTTTTCAATTGTAACTATGTTAAATTTATTATCACTCATTACGACACATTCAACTGCGTTTTTTTTTAAAAGTTCTTTTACAGAATTAGTACTATGAATAACGGTCGTTACGCAACTAGTATTCAGGTTATCAATAAATTGTTTACATAAGATACTGAGTTTACAGGGGGTGGTGCTTTTATGTAAAAGTCTTCCATAGTGCTCGTGTGAATAAAGTGTATTATCATAAACATATAACGCCTTGACGCCCATTAAAACAAGAGATTTAGCCGTTTCCACCCCTATAGTATCACATCCCATAATAACTACATTTAAATTAGCTATATGTCTCATAGCATTTTTTCCTAAAACCCCTATTTGCCTGGAGTATAAAGTCTCCATCTTTTGATTTACAAAATGAGATTTTTTAATATTCAAATTTATGTAAATATTATAAAAGTTTAAAAAACAAATATTTTATTCAAAAAGATATGATTGCTAACGAATATCGAACCATTGTAAAATTAATAATACTGTATTAACAACGTATAAGCATATAGTCCGCACGCTGAAACTAATGACTGGCAAACGCGGTGATAATTATTGACGCTATATATTATACTATAATATATGGTGTCTGTTATGATTGGCGTTCGCGAGCGCTTTGGACTTCTTCATAATATTTTTGCATACTATTATCCTCCTCAGTCAGAGACCCGCGTCTATGGTCAATTAAAATTTTTAATAGTCGCCGAGGAGCTATGGAAGCGAGTTCTCCCGCCTCTGCAAATTGGGCCAACACGTCAACCGAACTTGGTTTCATAATCATCGTAAGGTCCGCCAGCATGCCCCCCATAGCGCTTTTGATGTCACCAGGGGTAAATGCGTCCACATCGGTGCTTGTTGGCGTCGGTTCTGCGGACATGGCGTTAAACCGTTGGAGAATGACATTGAGAGGGATTTCCTCCTCCTCCCATAGCAAAGATGCAAGGTTCTGAACTTGTGAAGGTGTGATTTGTTTACATTTATACTGGTTAATTATCTTCGGCGCATCAACTGCTGCCACTGACTCACCACCTGCTGACGCACCACCTGCTACCACTGACTCACCACCTGCTACCACTGACTCACCACCTGCTGACGCACCACCTGCTACCACTGACTCACCACCTGCTACCACTGACTCACCACCCACCATTGTGTCCACATGATCTGTATCCACTGGATCAAGGTCAAATTTCTCACTACAACGTAATGCAAGGTCTTTTATGGTCAGTGGGTGTTCACGACTCCCTAGTTTGTGATACTCTTGGAATGCTTTTTTGACTAAATTGAAGCCAACACTTGTCCCCGAACCTTTACCTAATTCCATGAATTGCTTCGGCGTAATATACCCAAGGACTAGAGGTTCCAGCAACGGTTTTAACTGCTCTCTCCCCTTAAACTGGTTATTTTCTTCTACGATCGCTTCCCACACCGCCTTGGTCACTGGTGACCCTACTTGTTGATCCCCGCCATGTAACAATGAAATAGTGTACCCGGTTTCGCTATGGAACTCGGCAGCTCTTGTAACGACCTCGGCTGCTGTTAAGTTTAGCGTAGTAAAGAGGTGGGGGAAGTAGTACTGGAAGAAAAGTGGGTTCTTCATATATTCTATTAACTTGTGAATTTTGTCGGGTTGAGGGATCGAGATCCCTCTACTAGTGAAATAGGTACTCACTTCTGTAAAGAGGTGCTTATTTCGTGTTTGAACTTCAGCGTAGTCCACTTTCCCTATCTCATCAAGCACAGTATTAAAATTATCATTATTCATAGCAATACTAACTTCAGAACACATGCTCGTGAACGTAGCGAAAGTTTGTTCTACTTCTGGTAGTGACAGGAATTCGCATAATTTTCTCCAATCCGTTGGACTGATACCCTCCTTTATGGAATCTGGGATACCAGATTCCCCACATGCTTCGGGGATTTTATCAGACAAACCTTCTACGCGACAAATATTATGCTGTTCCCTCTCATTTCCCATACTAAGAATTATTAATCCTTTATGCTCATCACTCGCTAGACCCCCCCATAAATACTCGTTAGCATGTTCGAGGACTCTTTTATCCACACATGTCTGACAATGCGATTCCACCAGAGCGGCAGGCGCAGCGTCGGGGTCCCGGTCCCACCAAGTGTATGCTGTGACACCGGTGGGTATGGGTTCCTTACACGACGTACACACCCATTTGACTTTGCACCTCGACCCAATCACTCGAAGGAAGAGCGCCTTAATTATGGAACCGTGTTCACCCTCACCACCACCAGCGCCGACAAAGGCGTCCTTATCTTCTATTTTATGCATTAAGAAAGAAATATCGCCTGCCGCAGCAGCACCACCTTCCACAACTGCACCACCTTCCGCAACTGCACTAGGTGTAGGGGCAGGCGCCGCCGCCGCCGCCGTTGTTGTAAAGAATGTCTTAGGGAACTGTATAAAAGGACCTGACGAAAATGCTGGCTGGTCAAACAATTCCCGTTTAAATATTGCGCTCGTGCCGTAGCCGGCACACACGTCCGCGGCAGCCCCACCACGCAAAAAAGTTAAATAATTCCGAATAATATTTTTACCTGATCGACTTTGTATCGAAATACGTTTTCCTGTTTTTGGATTAGTTATTTTTGTATACATTTGTTATAATATATTTAAATATTTTAAAATTGATTTAATAATAATATACATTGTATTAAATAATGGAGAAAGAATTTATAAAAAGCACTATTTCTACGAACTTATTTATTATACAAGATGTAGCGGGAGATAATGCTTGTTTCTATAGAGCTATAGCAAATTACATTTATTTCGCGCAATCAAATAATACTAATGACCTTGATTTAATTAAAAGTTTTGAAAATTGGGGAGATAAAAATACCTTAGAAAATATAATCCCCGAAAATGTATATCAAGATGAATTAGCAGAGTATTTACAAAGAATAATTTTGGAATATATAAAAAATAATCCTGATAAAACTTTACCATTTATGGGTAATATGACTATCAAAGATGCCATACCATTTATACACAATATTACATATAAGGAATATTTAGAGTATTATAGTTTATGTGCTTTTAAAGAATATAATTTGGGTGAAAATTTTGTTATAGATCGTTGGGGTAGTAGTTTGGAGGTATTTATAGTATCTGAAATTATTAAATGTCCTATAATTGTATTTAATACTCAGACTTGGAGTAAACGATATAAAAAAATTATTAATGGAAAAATTATTAAAAATAAACCTGAAAAAAATGTCAGGTTGAAACCGTCCGTTGTTGTTGGAAAAAAATATATAGGAAAGAGGTTGCCTATATATTTAATTTGGAGAGAATATCATGGAAATGGTCATTATATGACGCTTTATCCTAAAAATAATACAGACATATTAAGCGCTATTATTTAATACATTTGTTTATTTTATAGAACTTTTGATTCCCCCGCCTCACCGCGACACTGTTTATATAAACATGATATAATGATTAGATTTTTTGTCATATATCATTATCAGGCAGTGTAGATGTATTATATTTGTTTTTTGACAAACATATGAAAATCTTATTTGATATTTTATATAATAATTTACATGATATGCTAACTAACATTAAACGGGTATATTTAGAAGGACATTTAATAATTTCAGATACTATAAATACCTCCAACGATCTATAACAAAATTTTCACACAAATGTGATGCCGTCGGACCAACTCGCACTGTCCAGGTCCCATACCCTTCTTTTCGATGTCCACTTTTGCGCGTCTGGGCCCACACTCCCGGGTGTTACAACGACCAGACCCCAGCGCTCGTTGTCCCGCGGGTAATAGGCACGTAACCTAAGAACTTCAGCGTTCAGAACTCTCTTATCTTCGTCACTCGGTTTAGAGGTTTCTTTAGCAAACTCTATACGTAATTTCGCTTTTCCCGCATCGCCATCTGCGCGCGAGGAGAGCCTTGCCTCGGCGACGTCTTTCAATTGTAAGGGTTTCTTTAATCTCTTTTTGACCCTCTTGGTGGTCTTCAGGTTGTATGTAGCTCTCACGCCCGGGGTATTTTTCACACTTTCAACGAGGGATGGCACGATGGTCCCGTCCTGAAGGGAAACAGACACATAATCCCCTACATTGTATTTAGGTT